TCGTATAATTGTTTGTTGAAACTTTCTTGATCAATGGCCATAACTATATTTATGCCAACTTAGCTGAGTACAGCAAAGAACGGCAGGGGCTCAATCATTTCTTCGTGATCTCGCATTTGAGAGTCTAAATCTGTGTGATATTCTGAAAGATGCTTTAATATTCTAACAACTAGCAGTGATGCCATAATTAAATCGTCAGTATCTCCAATCTTTGCGGCATAACTGCCACCTGATGCTACAAATGCTTTCATTTCGCTGATCAGTGCTCTGCTGTGTACTGTCATTTTTTTGCTTTCTACTAGGGATTTAAATTTAGCACAGGCTGCTAATTTTGGCTTCTGAGTTGTGTTGAATCCTCTGCGCTTTTTGCCAGGTTCTGACAAAAATATTCCTGGTATGTTGCTTTCTCCATATTCATTTAATGAGATTAGCGCGGCTTCACCTATTGAGTTGTTTTCAATAGAATAGTAAATATTGTTTGGTTCACCTGTGCATTCTTCTATATACTTGTTTATCTGCGATAGCAACTTAATTTGACTTGGTATGTCTGTTTTATTATGCTTCCATTCACCAACTTGTGTAGTTGTGTTCGCTTCATAAATTTCTATGGCTGCGTTGTCTCCGCCTGTACCCAATGATGGATCTAACCCTATTACATATATGTTACCTTTTTCAGGACGCTTATACCAGCGTACTTGTCCCATTCTGTGTACAGGTTCTGCGCCTTCCAACTCAATTAGTGTGCTAGGATTGATTAGGGTTTCATCTGCGATAATAAACTGACATTCGATTTCTCGTTTAAATCTATCATCACCTAACTGTGCTCGCATTTGAGTAGCCCACGCTTCATCACGCTCAGGATGTTCTTCCCAGTATGAACGAAACGCTTTAAATCCATTTACACCTAAGTCAGTAGTGTTACCAAATTCGTCAATCGTTTTGTTTGCACCTTTCCAAATTAATGCAAACTGATCTTCGTCTGAGTTTGGAGTAGATGTAATGATCGCTTTACCACCTGTTGCTAGTGTTGGTGTAATAGAAGTCCAGAACTCAGCCGCAATAGAAGGTCGCACGAACGCAAATTCGTCAAGATATAAAAGTGTAATAGACATACCACGACCAGTGTTTTCAGTTGTCGTTGCACTTACAATACGAGAACCATTTTCAAAGTCTAACGAACCTTTGTTATAAGTTGTGACGCCTGCTTTAATATGATCAGGACAATGTTCATACGCATATCTAATGCGTTGCATGATTTCTTGTGCACCAGTATACTTGTGTGCGGCGATCAAAATAGTAGAGTCTGGTACAAACATAGCATACCATAATAAATATCCTGCGGCACTGGTCGACTTACCTGTTTGCCTAGGCATAAGTGCTATAGAGTATCTATAATTGTGGTAAGTTTCAATTAATCGTTTCTGAAAGTCCCATGGATGATAAAGCATACTACCTGCTGTGGGATGCTGAATAGTAAAAAAGTTATCCATGAAATATAGATAACCTGTTTTAGGGTCACAACATTTTACAAAGTCTTGTAGTTCTTGATCGTCTTTGAAAACTGTTTTAGTGTATGGATCCTTAACCAGCGAAACTGTATTCTTGTTTTTAGCCATACAAGTATTTATAAGGATTTTTGCTAAATTGAGATAAAATAATAGGGCCTAAGCCCTATTATTTTTGATATTATTTGATGTCTAAAGGCCTGTCTTTAGTGACTACAATACAATAGTATTTTTCTCTTAGTAGTTTAGGCTCTTCGCCTTCTTCAGTGGCTTGCATAGTTAAATCAAACTCAAAATTATCAAATTTGTCAATCTTAAATCCAGTTCTAGTTAACAATGCCGCCCATTGATTTGCGCCCAAGATACTATAGTGATTTAAATTAAACTCATGCTTGCGCTCACAGTCTGGTGCAGGCAATTCAATATACATTTTTGAACCCTGTTTTAATACACGATTATATTCCATGAGAGTAAAGATAGGATAAGGACTGTGTTCTAGTGCGTGTCTTAAAAAGATAAAGTCTACACTTTCATCATAGTAACCATCTTTCTGTGGCAAGAAAGTAAGATCATATTTTTTGATGGTGTGACCTTTTTCTTCACAAAGTTTAACATCACCCGGGCTAAGAGTAACACCTTCTAAATTAGTGTATCCTCGTTCTGTCATTTGATCTAAAAAGTAACCTGGACCACAGCCCATATCTAAGATTTTAGCGTCTTTGGGTAATTCTAGTGGATCAACATAAGTTTCTACGACTTGTTTGGTTAAGTCTTTGTGAAACTGACTATCACCCTCATCATAGATGTGAGCAGTATACAGCCATTCGTTATAGAATTTAAGTTTAATTAAATCTAGGGTAGTGTTAATATCAATTAAGTTGTTCATTTAAAGATTCCTGTGTATTAATAATATTACTTATCGGAATTTTAAATCATAGAATTATTTTTTATAGCCCTTAAAAGGCTTAATTGGGCTAACTTTACTAGTAGATTCTAACTCGTCACTGTCTAGGTCACCTTTATTAAGGTCATGCCAGTTAACCCCTGCAGCCTTGTATGCGGCTTTTAGCATTTCTTGTTCTTCTTTTGTATACGGGTGAGCAGTTTTGTATTTTCCTACCCAAGAATCTTGAGGAACATCGACATCATTAATACCGTCTGCGCAGGCTACTGCCATCATTACTCTATTAAGCGTGTAGTCGCTATCCATTGGCACATTATCAGCAAATATATTAACACCTTTTGTGGCGTAGTTTTGTCTTTTAGACATCTTGCCTAAATTAGACGCTTCTGTTATAAATTCATGCGCTCGCATTATGATTCTTCTGTGCTGAGAGGTAAGCCTGCTTCTGTAGTCATAACACTATCTACATAACCATCAAGTCCGATTTCTAGTCCTGGAATTTCTTCTCCCTGGAATAAAATTTGTGAAGAAATAAAGTGAAATAGTGGTTGAGTGCCAATTGGAGAACATAATAATCTTACATTACCACCTGACACATCCATATCAAACGATGCTAGTGCATTACCAAAGAAAGTAGTTCCATATCCTGTGAATTTAACTGCATCTTTAGCGGGGTTAATTTGTGCGTGTATCTGAATTGCTTGACTATCATCTGTTCCTGGATCTTTTGATCTGATCGCAAAAAGAGCCTGCGTAAATGTGTTTGCTGAAGTTTCAAAAATTACTTGATTTGCTGATCCTGAAGTAGTGTAACTGTTGCTTGTTTCCGTTGCTGTTGAAAATAATTTAGCAAAGTTGTTGTTTGTCTTACCAAACGCAACTCGTAGCGGATCTCCCTCTCCGTCGTTGGGTAAAGTCCCTATATTAATAATTTCATATTCAGACATAAGATATTCCAGTAGCTTTTGATATATGTTTATTTATCAAAAAACTGCTTTAACTTTTCTGAGATATACTGTACTTCGCTGTCTGTTAGTTCTGGATATATAGGTAAACTTAATACACCCCTTGAAAGCATTACACTCATTGACATCATATCAGGCGAAGGATAGGGGCGGGCAACTGGTAGTTCGCTCAGTGCTTTTTGATAATGTACTCTGGCTTCGATGCCATTCAGCATTAAATATCCCAGCAATTCGTCTCTTTTTTGAGTATATATTACAAACTTTTGATCTGAGTGCTGTTCAAAATCTCTACTTAAGCATCTGATTGGCAAATCTTCAAATTGTTCTAACCAGTATAATCTAATTTGTTTTCTGCGCTTTTGCCATTCATCAATATATAGCGTTCTAACTAACAAATGAGCACAATCTACTTCGCTTAATTTACTGTTTGTACCTGAAAAATTGTGCATTGAAGACTTGCCATTGTCAACGTAACTAACTGCAAATTCATATAAATCTTTGTTATTAGTAACAATCGCACCACCATTACCAGATGAAGGTAAGTTTTTAGTAGGATCAAAACTAATTGCCATACCTTCACCCACATTGCCGTCAGCAACTAGCCAATGCTGTGCTCCATCTACATACACGCTAGATTTATTGTAATCAATAGCATCTACAAACTTAGATTGAGGGGCCGCACCATACAAGCCAACTATACAATGATAGTCTTCTTCATTTCCAACTTCATCATATTGTAAGATACCGTTATTGTCAGTATCTTTTAATACAATGTCCCAGTCAGCATTAATAAACGCATTTAATGTGGCAGGATAACTAAGATTTGGTATGTTAATTCTGGGTTTATACCCGCCATGAAAGCGGGTTGTTTC